TAAATAGTAATTATGGGACTAAACACAGTTACGAAAAATAATCTTCTCAAGATGGGTTCTCCAAACCCAACTGAGAAAAAAGAATTATCAGAAATCTTAGACCTAGGTGGTGGAGAAAAAACCTCATGGTACTATGAGGATGGATACAAGTGGCCACAAAACTCCCAGAATACAATCAAAGGACCTAGGCAATCCATACTAGACATCCAAAATAAAGTTAAGTTAAAACCTTCGGCTGTTGGTACTGGACAAAAAATTTCTGTAACATATAAAATTGGTCGTCAGAAAGTAAAATTTATGGAGACTGGTGGTGGAAAATCTGGTGTCTCCGATAGTAAGATGACAGAAATTCAAGAACTTGGATCTGCAAAAGTTTTTGAGTATGCAATAAAGAAAAACAAATCAGAGTATAAAAGTCTAGAACATCTGATGTCAGATAAAAAGTTAATGGATGAATTGACTGGTATATGGACTAAAGAATCTAGTGGTAAATTGAAAGTTGTTGACCAAGAGTGGTTAGAAAGTTTTTATAAACAACAGAAGGCATTAATTGATAAAATATCCACCCCTAGATTTACTGAATTTAATCGTAATGGTGGGTTTATGGATTATATTTCTGACAAACTTAAAGAACTTGGTATATCTAAAAAAGATAACTCTAACCCTTCAGATATATGGTTGATACAAGATGAAGATGCAGCCATAGAGAAGATCAATAAAGTATTAGAAAGAGGAACAGGTAGAAAAACCACCTCACGGTTGGCAGAATTAAATGCTATAATGAGAGTGTTGTTTAGGGAAAAGAAAGTGTTTGGTATCTCTCTTAAAAAGATAGGTAGCGGACCTGCTAAGATAGAATTTGCTAATGATAGTAAGAAATTCTTTTCAGACATGGCATCTTTGGAGTTTAAATTTTTATATGCCAAATGCTCTCTAGGAACAAAGAATGATAAGAACGGAGAGGTTACACTATCTTCACAAGATACTAGATTTGTTGTAGAACAAGGTGGACAGAATACAAAAACACATGACTTTCAAATCAAAGCAAATGATTCAAAAGATTTTTCTGGATTAAAATTTGAACCCACTACTAAAGGATCTGGTGCTGCTAGATTAGGTAAGGCAACCGTTGAACTTGTTGTACAAGCAATGGAAGATCATAGATTGACATTCGATAAAAGTAAAAATGCTTATCCTAAAACTCTTGACGATTTTGTATCGAAAAAAATAGATTACAAAAATATGATTAGTGACTTAAAGAATGTTGGTGTTGACATTGAAGTTAAAGATGCGGACACAGCAATTGATAATATGATTACGGTGATGTGCTGCAATCCACATGTTGTTAACACTAAGTGTATGCAGATAACTTGGCTGCATCAGGTGATGGTAAAGATGCAAAGAAGTGAATTGAATGATTTTTGTGCTGACATGGTATTTCTTGCCATGAAAGTTGGTAGAAGTAATAAAGATAGATACGGTCCTTTCGCGAAGATCTACTGATGTCTAAGAATACTCACCTAGAACACCTAGAAGATAGCATCTTGTTAGATGGTGAGCAAGGTGCAAAGGATGCTTTCATGTTTTTAGATGAGTTAGCAAGAGTATTTACAGGAGCAGGTAATAATAATTTTAAAATTACTACAAAATGGGATGGTGCACCAGCTGTATTTTGTGGAATATATCCTGGCACGGATAAGTTTTTTGTAGGAACTAAATCAGTCTTCAATGTTAATGCAAAAATTAATTTTACAGAAGAAGATGTAGAATTCAATCATGGCACCTCACCAGGCTTGGCAACTAAACTAAAAGACTGTCTAAAATATCTACCAGAATTAGGTATCAAAGGAGTAGCACAAGGTGATCTCTTATTTACTGATGATAAAATTGCAAAAAAGATAAACGGAACTAACTGTATTATATTTCAACCTAATACTATAACCTATTGTATACCAGAAGAGGATGAATTATATCAAAAAGCATCTAAAGCAAAAGTTGGAGTAGTATTTCATACTTCATACTCTGGTAATGACATCAGTAGTATGCAAGCTTCTTTTGGATATGATGTATCACAACTAAACAAGAGTAAAAATGTGTTAGTTTTGAGTGCTGAAACGGGTCAGTTAGGTAATGATGTGTTGTTAACTGCTGGCGAGAAAAAGAGTATGGAAAAACTAAAAGTAACTAGTCAATCATCATTAAGAAAGGCATCTAATTTTCTAGATGAAGTGGCCGAACAGATAAAAACCAAGGATCAATTAGTCATAGGAACTAGACTAAAAATATTCTTTAACAAATACGTTCGTGAGGGTAAAAAATTACCCAGTGATAAAGTATTTCTTAAAGAATTTGAGGATTACTTTCAGACAGAGGTAAAAAAGGCAGCAGATAAATTAAAGACACCAAAAGCAAAAGCAGCAAAACTTGCTAAACTCTATGATGGTTTAGATATGATAAAAGATAATGAAAATGCACTAAAAAGTACAGTCAATCTATACTCTGCAATACAGTCAGCCAAGGAAATGTTTATACGCAAGTTAGAAAAGGGTGAAAGGTTTGGCACATACCTGAAAACAGAGAATGGATATGACATTACTGCACCAGAAGGTTATGTTGCGATACAAGATGGTACAAACGCTGTTAAATTAGTTGATCGTTTATCATTTAGTGTGGCAAACTTTAACGTAGAAAAAAACTGGGTCAATGGAGATACTAAGAAATGAAAAGAGCAGTATTCACATTCGGTAGATTTAATCCTCCAACAATAGGACATGAGAAACTTATAAAAGCGGTGGCAAAAGAGGCTGGATCTGATGATTGGTTTATCATACCATCACAAACAGCAGGAGAAAAGAAAAATCCTCTACCATATGATGTCAAAACAAAGTATATGAAACTAATGTTTCCACAGTATGCTGATCATATAGACGATAAAGCATGTTGTAGGACTCCTGTAGATGTCATGAAACATTTGATGATGAAAGACTATACTGATGTAGTAATGATGGTAGGTTCTGATAGAGTAAATGATTTTGGTTGGATACAAAAGAACAATAGAAAGGATGATTATTCATTTAGTACTATAGAGATTAAGTCTGCAGGAGAAAGAGATCCAGATGCGGAAGGTGCTAGTGGTATGTCCGCAAGTAAGATGAGAGAAGCAGCAAAAGATCAAAAAGCACAGGATTTTATTGCGGGAATGCCACAGTCAATGAGCCTCCAAGATAAGATGGAGCTTATGATAGAAGTTAGAAAAGGAATGGGTTTATAAATAAACTTGATATGTACACATATATTAATGAAATCTTTCTCGGAGTTTGCGAAGAAATCACAAGTTGCGGAAGCAAAAATCACCAAAGATAAGTTTTATAAAAACGAAGTCTACAAACAGGGTGAGTGGGTTCTTACTGAAAATGGACAAGTAGGAAAGATTTTACGTCGAGGACCTAATTATGTGTTGTGTCTAACTGCTGAGGAAACAACCTTCCGCACTTGGATAACAAACATTAAAGAAGTATTCGAGATTGGAACTGACGCATATCGTGAGTATGTAATGTCACTTACGCCTGGTCAGAAGACACAGAAACCTTCTGGTACAGTCAAAGTAAAACAAACAATTCCAACAGACCCAAAAAAAGATAAGATGAGCCAGCACGAAGGAAAATCATTAGCACAAATAGCTGCTGATACAATGTTAAATACCAAGTTCAAGTCCATGGAAGAGACTTGGAGGTATGATTACTCTGCCAAGATCGGTAATACAGACGTAAAAGGTCTTGGTGCAGATGGAGTCGGTGGCGGTGACGCACCTGGCATGAAACTTGCGGAACCAGAAGGTACCAAGGGTAAACCAACCATCAAAAAGGTACAACATTCATGTGCTACTAAGGTAGAACATGCAGAGTGGGGTAGAGGAAATTGTTTGAAGGAACAACATACACTCGATGAGCAAGGTAATGTATCACATTACGATGTAATGTTTGAGCATGGACTAGAACAAGATGTTCCAGTTGCTACACTCAATTTACTTGAGTATGGTATGCATGAGCATGCAATCAATCCAGAAAAATCTCAGAGAGAGATTGAAGCACAACCACCAAATCAGTTTGTTGATGATGAACTATCAGCTGAAGTAAAGACTGAAAGTAAGAAGGCAAAGAAAGATTATGATGGTGATGGTAAGATTGAGTCAGGAAAAGATGAGTACTTCGGATCCAGAGATAAGGCTATCAAGAAAGCGATGGCTAGTAAAGGTATGAAGAAGGAAGAGACTGAAGAGATAGAAGAGAAGGCAGGTCTTTATGCTAACATTCATGCTAAGAGAAAGCGTGGTGAAAGAATGCGTAGTAAGGGTGACAAAGGAGCTCCTACTGATAAAGCATTTAGAGATTCAGAAAAGACTGCTAAGAAGGAAGAAGTAGAAACCCAAGGTGAAAGTTTGAAGCAAGCACGTAAGAACGTGGGAGCATCTACTTGTTGGGATGGTTACAAAGCAAAGGGAACTAAGATGAAAGGTGGGAAGAAAGTTCCTAACTGTGTCAAGGAGTTCTCTGAGTGGAGAAAGTTA